ACAATACTTTAGTGTCAATATCTCTTTTCATCTTTAACAGTCTTGCTGTCATATCAACTTTAGATAATCTACCATTCATAATGAATTAGACAGTGTAATTTATTATACCCTATTTAAACAAAAAAGGGAACCCGAAGGTTCCCTTTGATTTGATATCGTGACCAGAGATCACATAAGGTTTGCAACACGTACACGTCTGTAGTACTGGTTAAGACCTGCGCCGAGAGCCTCAGCATCAGGAGTACCGTTCGCTTTAACAACGAATGGGTTAGCAACCATACCGTAACGAGTCTTGAATCCAATTTTGGGTTGGAATGTATCTGGACCAATAGACCTGACCATTTGGAGAGGTACATATGGGCAATAGAAGAGTCCTGCGTCATAAGGTGAGGAACCCTTATATCCTACAACATAGTAGTGTGTATCAGATACGTTAGCAGAGTAAGGATCAACAAAGACCTTAATACGTCCGTTAATTGTACCAACAAGTAGATTACCTGTGTCATCAACTTCACCGATGGAAGGTCCACCAGATCCAGTTAGACCTGAAGAATAATCAAGTGTACCAGACATAGCAAGAGCAGAAGCGACATCAGCAGAAGTGATGATGAAGTTGCCCTTTCCACGACGAGTTTGCTGTGCGATAGCGTTAGCGTCACGCTCAACTTGGAACATAAGTCCTTTGAATTTCTCAACTGACCATCTGCCGTTACTGTCTACGTCTAGGTCAAATACACCAGCGTTAGCAACGTTGTTCTGTGCTCCAGACTTAGCAACTGTGTAAACTGTTCTTACAACTTCACGGTTGATTTCAGCAAGGATCTCACTAGACAAGATGTTAGCAAGTTCTTGCTCGGCATCTAATCCGTGGATTGCTTTCAAGTCTTGAGCAAGTTCTAGTGTGTACTCAGCTTTCAAAGCACGGGACTGTGCAGTCACCGCTGTCTTCTCAATACTGAATGACATTTCACGGAACAATGTTCCTGCTTCTCCTAGACCTTCTGCAACGTTACGAGCCATTGGTGTAACACCACGCTCATAGTTAGCAGCAGTTGTACCACCACCAGATGCATCGTTAAGAAGTCCTGGGTTAGCACCAGCTGTTGGGTCTGAAGACTGGTTATAAGCATTAGCAGTAGCATCTGATCCAGCAGAGAAATTGCTGTCTGCTTCGTTAAATAATGCTTCGTTACCTGCCTTAGTCTCGTAGTGAGCCTTCATTGCGAAGATCAATCCAGTAGGACCAGACATAGGCTGGACACCACAGATATCATATGCAACTAGGTTAGGCATTGCACGACGGATCAAGCTGATTAGAACAGGGTCAAATCCAGCAAGTCCACCAGTTTTGGTATCTAAACCAGAACCAGATAGTGCGTTAACACCGATAGCACCAGCGGCGTTTCCACCAGCTCCACCAGCTTCGTTTAGCATTCCACGCTCTTCACGTAGGAATCGTTCTTGGTTCTCTAACAGAACAGCGGTAACTGATTTCTTGTAATTATCCTTGATGGCTTGTGTGCCTTCATGATTCAGAACAGGTGACCACTTTTCTGTGAGAGCTTTAGCGTTAAACATTTGTTTAATCTCTCTTTTAAAGTTAGTTAGTTAATTATCTATTTCCAGCGAGCAAGTGCAGCAGCATAAGCATCCATTGCTGGATTTGTGCTTGGTGCTTCTACTCCGTCAACTGGTGTTTCATCAGCAACTTCTGAGGTTGCTACAGCTTTCTTCTCTGAGAAATATGCTTCCTTAAAGGTTGTTACCTTCTTAGTGAAGTCTTCCTCTGATACGAAGTCAACTGCTTCAGCGAGTTTGCTGAGTTTGTCCTTCTGAGTATCTGCCAATCCTTCTGAAATTGTATTCAGAATATTTGTTTTTGCAGTCTCATTCAGACGATTTTGAAGTTTCACGCTTGCTTTGACCTGTTCGTCAAGGCGACTTTCCATCTCACGAATTTGTTCAGCCATACTTTCTACCACATTAACTTTGTCGTCAGGGATAGAAATGTAGTGCTCTTCAAAGAGACTCTTAAGACCTGTAATAAAGTCTTCAGTGATCTCATTCTTTATGCCAGTGTCAACAGCTAATTGATTCTCTTCTAGCCATTGTGTCACGGCGTAGTTCACTGTACCATTAACATCTTCAGCAAGATCTGCTTTCGCAACTTCAATCTTGTCTAATGTTTCTTTGGCAAAGTGTTCTACAATCTTGTCATGCTCTTCTGCAAGTTTTGCCTTGATAGCAGCTTCAAAAATAGTCTTTGCTTTCTCGGCAAACTCTTCAGAGAGTTCGGTTCCCTCTAGGAGGGCTTTAACGTCGTCAGATACATCTACGGATTCAAAGGAAGGTTTGATTGGATATTGCACATCTGGACCTTTGGACGTTCCATGAGTTACTTCAGCACCTAGGGAATTGGCACCTGCTTCATCACCACCTTTACCAGATGTAGATGTTTCGCTGGAATCCTGTGAAACAGGAGCAGCTGCTTTAGCGCCAGGATTATCTTCACCTTCTTCTTTATTAGAATGCAGAGGTGCTGATTGGGATCCACCCAAATCAGTTACTGATTGTCCATTTGCCACAGAAGGTGGAACGGTTGGTGAAGAACCTGATGGTTCATCCTTTCCGCTTGAACCCTGTTGTGGGTCACCCGATACTGTTGGGTTTTCGGAACCTGTTCCAGGAATTACTGTAGCAGTAACTGTTGGCATAGGATCTTGATATTCTTTGAGAATATCAGCCTGTTCGGTAGCGAATTCCTCAAACTTCTCGTTTAATACATTTGACATCATTAGTCTTCCCGTAAATGTTGAAATATCTCTAGTTATTTATAGAATCATAAACCTGTGAGGAAGTCATTGAACACTTGAAGTGTTCTTTCCTCTAGGTTTTTGCGTGTAGCGTTATCCATGTAACGCTGGTATTTAGCAACCTTTGTCTCCTTCAGGATGCCATTATCCCAGGCCCACTCTTTGCCTTCCATGATACCATTAACGAATGCATCAGGTGCGGAAGGATCAGCGACAATATCAGCAGCAGTAGCAAGCATGAAGTCATCCATGACTACACCACAATCTTCTCGCTTATCAATTGAACCCATTCCTCTAGATGAAACACCAAGTTTTACACCTTCACCTAATAATGCCTTAGCAATATTACCATTGGGTGTAGATAAAATTTGTGCTTTACCTATGAAGTTATTACCCTCTGCCCGAAGCGAGGTAATTCTGTGGGATACTCGGTCAAGGTTGACAGTAGGACCGTCAGGGTGACCAAGCTCGCCAAGAGCACGGCTAGTTTTAACATACTCTTCGTTGTAGCGTTGAACTTCTTTCTCAAGAACACTAAATGGATACATACGTCCATTACGATTCTTGATTTCTGATTGAAGGAATACTCCCTCAATATAGAGTTTTTTATCATCACCTTTACCTTCGGTAATGACCTCTACATTTTCAATCGTTTCCGTTATCAGTTTCATTGGAAGGTTCCTCTGGTGTATCCGCTACTGGTTCATCAAAATATGTTTTTGCTACGGTTTTTTTATAATCACCGATAGCATCACTTGATCTTGCATAGAGTAAGTCTTGTAAAGCATCAATTGCATTTGCCCGTTGGTTATCTGCAACAGCCTTTACAACATCCATCACTCCAGGATCAGGATTAGCCTGATCAATTTTTACATCTTCAGTCATGATAATTAATTATTTAGTATTACTAGTAGGTTTAGGTTGCGCTTTCGCTAATTGTAATTGCTTATTATGAGCATCATCCGCAGCTGCTTGATCTAATTGTGCTTGATCATCTTGTTGAGATGCTGCAATCTCTGGAGCATATGCTTGGTTCTGACGATCCATCATATCCATCTGAGTGACATTGATTGGATCAATTGCAAGACCCTTATCAATCTCCTTCTGCATCTGCTTATCAATTTCCCTATATTCTTTTTCAGTTTGCTCAAGGATAGTCTTGCGAATATATTCAATTGAATAATACTTACCAACAAATACATCCATCTGTGTAGCAAGATTAACTCGTGCAAGTTGCAATTCTTTCTCTTTCAACTCATTGAAATGATTATCAAAGAGGAAGTCATATTGGATATGCTCCTTCATATCATCCCAATCTTCAGGAGAAATAACTCCCTTAAGAATCAATTGAGTTTTAACGATGTCGTGAAAAAGTTCTCCAAACCTTTTACGCATTCTACCAATGAACTTGGTAAACTTAAGTTCATCCCTAAGAACTTCAGTAGTTTTGCCAAGATTAAAGCCTTTATTATCGTCAGTAAGACGACTAGGAGGAAGATTGAGCGAGTTGTATAACTTCTTCCGAAAATATTCAACGTCTTTGAGTTCTCCGAGGTTTTGTCCACCTGGGAGTGTTGTGATTTCTGTTCCACGTCCACCCTCTCTTCTAGGTAACCAGAAATCTTCAAGCATACTCATATGCTTTTTATCATCTCTGATCTCACCAGTACTAGCATCGTAAACTAACTTGTTACGATACCTAGACATGACATCACGTAGATATTGTTCTGCCTTAATCTTAGGTAAGTTACCAACATCAATATAGAATATTCTACGCTCAGGAGCACGTGACAATCTATAGATGACAAGAGCATCTTCAATCATGCGAAGCTGATTAAGAGACTTAATCGCTTTATGCATGAAACTAAGATGCATCCTCTTGTTTAAATCTTGTAGGCCTGAAGAACAGAAAGCAACTGAATCAACTGCCATCTTAATTCCTTGGGAGTTGGACATATCTCCAACTGGACCCATTGCACCACCCCTTAAATATCCTCTTGGGTTGTACAAGTAATAATCAA